AGTTCTCTAAGCTCAGTCATTGTTTTGTATTTGGGTAACAGCGCCATCAGTTACCTCGTCCTTGTAGACCGAATCAGGATCTTCAGGGTCAATCATCGAAACAGGTTGTAGCTGTGCAGACGGTACGCCAGTGTGGTCGATAGGTGGCAGGTCAAGCGCTTGTAGTACGCTCGCTGGGTCAAACCCGGCATACACCAGGTCACGAGCCATCGAGACCCGTTCCCGTTGTGCCCGAAGTCGAGAGTCATCCACATCCACGTTGGCTAATGGCACACGAACCTTGACAGCCGACTCGTCATCTTGTGGCGCTAGATCCTCTAAAGCGCGAGCCTCGTTTATTGTGAGGAACCCAGACTGCATAGCCGTGGAATACGCCGAGTACCGTGACTGAATATCTGCCCGAAGCAAACCATCAAGATTGAATTTCAGGAACGCGCCCTCACCGTTTGACCCACGTTCTAACAGTGGGTTGAAAGCACCCTCAATCTTTGTGAGAATGGGGCGCAACCCGTGTGTTACCCAAGCAAGGTTGTTCTGCTCCACGCTGGCGTAACTGTTTGTCCCAGGCAGACCGAGCAGGTGTGGCGGAACATTGAAAGCGCGGGCAATATCTTCCACCGCTAACCTACGAGCCTCGATAGCCTGTGATTGTTGTGGATCTATCTGGGTTGATTTGAAAGTTGCGCCACCAGTAAGCACACCGGTTTTGTGTCCTCTGCGCCAGCCCTTGTGACGGTTATCAAACCCAGCTGTGAGCTGTTTTGCTTGTTCCTCGGTGAGGTTGCCAGGAAACTCAATAACACCGTTCAGGTTTGTGCCCTGCCCAAAGAACGTGCTAGCAAATCTTTCGAGAGCAAGCGCAAGACCAAATGACTCGCGTAGCGCCTTGACACGAGATATGCCACGAACCTTGCCGGGCGGGAGAACATCTGGGATATAAACAATTTCTTCTGTGGTTAAGGGTTTGCCTTCGCCTTCCACGGTGAAGATAAGCCGACCAACAGTGTCACGGGTAACCTCGACAGTCGTAGGATTTAGAACGGTTAGCGTGACTACCTCGCCGCGGGTGTTGTAATAGGCGCGAATGAAAGCGTTACCCTCAAGCAGTAAAGATACGACCACCGAGTTCCAGAAGGCTTCGGCTGGTAGGTCAGCATCGGGTTTGCGCAACCACTGTGGCTGAGGGGATAGATCCACCCGTGTTTGGTTGTTCTTCTTGTAGGCGTGAAGCGGTAGCGTTGAGATTGTGTCAGCGATAAGCGACACCGCAGAGAATACGGCATTGACACCAAACACTGTGTCTGAGTCAATTCGCACACCCGACTCGGTACCAATAGCAACGTCATCACCCGCAGCGAATAACGTCTGATATGAGACTGCCCTACCCTCGCTAGGGTTGATAATACGATTGAGGATCACTGGTTTTGCCCAACTACGAATCCGACAAGGATGATTACCCCACCAGCAAATACAAGCCCGGCGGGAATGGACCACATAAATACGCCCACAGCTATACCCGCAAATCCGGCTACCTGTAGAACACTAGCAATAATCTGTTTGCTCATACACCTATCCAAAGAACTGAGGTACGACTTCTTCCATTCTAGCGACTGTTGCCCTGTCCACGGCGAGAATTGCTGCAACAGCTGCGTCAATCTTTCGTGGGCTTGCTTTTTTGTCTTTCACAATCCTCGGTCCCAGGTTGTCTATCTTTGTCACCGCGTTATCTAAATGCCGAGTTAGTACCGGATCACCATCGTGGACTATGCGTTTTTCGACAACAGCATCATAGAATTTCGCACAAGCCGGTACCATTCTTCGTGGCGAAGTTGATGGCCATTCGACTATAGGCAGTCCTGCTTGTTCTAGGATCTCCATCGAGCGTTGCCACCGAAACGGGTCACAGGCAATCTCACGGACTTTCGGATATTTCTGACAGAAAGCCATAATTGTTTGCTCCACATCCGCAATGTCCACGCGCCAATCGTCATCGTGTATTGCCAGATCCTTCTCCCACGCCTTGACCATAAAGACTTGCACAGGGTCATCGTCTGTCTTAGGAATAATTGCGCCCACAACAACTGTGGCATCACCGGAGAACGAACCGTCAAAGCCCAGCACTATCTCGTCATCTGGTGTCGGAGTAACCTCGCCCTCGCACTGTTCCCACGCCCCGTCAGGTAGCCAGCTTGTTGCCGAGGAAACAAACAAGTTCAGGCGTTTGGTTTTGAACTCGGCTTCAGGTGTCCGCCGGATTGCAGATCTAAAGTCCTCAATATCGTTAATGTCACCGTACCCAGGGTTTGCTTTCTCCCAGCTTGCCTCGTCACGATACTCGCCGTCTGATTCCCACCAGGCTTGGAAGAATGTTGGGTCATCTTCTTCGCCCCGCACAACTTTTTGTCCGTACTGGTAGAGCGAGTAAGCAATAGAGTCGCGCCCTGTCGAGTCGGAGCGAACACCCGCAGTTGTAATTGCCACAAGCGTTGCCTTGTTTCCACGGGCACCCATAGCCAAAGACATAACATCAAATAGATCACGGTTTGGCTGTGCGTGTAACTCGTCAAAGATTACAAAGGTCGGACCTAAACCTTCCTTAGAATAAGCCTCCGCCGACAGCGCCCGATAAACAGAACCATTCTGTGTGTTCTCCATCGCATCCCGGTACAACTTGATGTGTTGTAGATCTGGCGCAGCCTCAACCATCTTCTTGGCATCCCTAAACACAATTTTTGCCTGTTCCTTCTCGGCTGCAATCGAATATACCTCGCCACCGTTAGGACCAAGTGCGAGCGAGTACAGGGCGGTAATCGAACCGAGCGCACTTTTTCCGTTCTTCCTGGGCATACCAATAAGCTGTATTCGGTGGCGCAATCCCCCGTTATTATCCCAAGCAAACATACGAAGCAAGAGCTGTTTCTGCCAGTCACGAAGGACCATAGGTTCGCCCACGTTACCCGCAACACTATCCTTCGTTATCGTTCCGTAACGTTCAGCGAAACCGATAGCGATATGCCCTTCGCCCCCAAGTAATGATTCCTCGGGAACGTGGGTCATCCAACGCGGAGGCCAACTATCCGTCATCGGTTCCCCGCACAAGCTGATCTTTCATTTGTTGTAGCTCACTGAGCCGGGATCTCCGCGCCACCTCAGCAAGACCAAGCCTCGACCTGTCCGATGGCGAGAACCCAAGCATTGACAGGTTAGCTGCAATAATCCGTGACAGGTTATCCAGCCTACGAGCCATCTGCATATTATTTGTCTGCATTACTTTGATACGCAGGTTCCAGCGCTCGTCCACCATCTCACAAGTCATCAGTAACAATTCGATATCGGTGGTCGGACTAATCCACCCGACACCTGCCCCCCAGACTCGTTCCCAAAGTTTCTTGCCTGGATCTAACAAGGGTCGTGGTGGCACAGGCATATCTGTAGCTGGCTCAAGGATCTCTAACTCTGCCTGGTCAGGTAACGGTCTCCTGCCTGGGTTCCCAAGTTTCCGCTTCTGCTCAAGTGGCTTAGCGGGTCTACCTCGCTGGCTCATTTGTCTAACCGCTTCCAGACACTTTCCTTCACGGGTTCCCGTGTTAGCTGTACCTGTGACAAGTCTTGTGCCACATAGTTCTTGTCCTTGACAAGCCCTTGCTTGAACACACTGTAATCAACTGTGTGGTGCCACCGGCTGAACTTGTACGAAAGCTTTGCCACGTCAGGGTGCATATCCACAATCATTTTCGATTTGGGTAGTGTGCCCTCGTCACCATAGAACGCCTCCGTGTTACCGCCGGTCATTTTCTGTGTTGGCATTTTGTATTGGTAGAACGCGTTGAACTGTATCGTCACCCAACCAGCTTTGAGTATCCGCAAAGACAAGTCAGTGTCCTCGTTATATCTACCCCGCCACCGGAACGGTATATCGTTGCGAATTAGGTTGCACGAGTAGATCCTTGTGTTGGTGATAAACGGGGGTCGCGCATTACGGGATGGCAGAAACATAAAATAATTAGGACCAGACATTGCCACGTTCTTGTATCGTTGCGTAAAGTCCTCCATCGCGCGGAAAGCAAACCCGTCACCGACAAGCAATCTCTGGTTTTTGTGTAGCCTACCAAAGTTGATGATGTTGTCATCCATAATCCAGTGATATTTTTGCCCCTCGGCAACAGAGTGATCCCAAATAAAGTTTCGTGCTGGACCTGAGCCCGTAGACGTTCCCTCTGGAAAGTCCCCACCCATATCAAAAGTTTCTTTGTACGCCGGGTCGAGGGTCAAAAGTTTTTCGTCAGGAAAGTACTTGTTGTATTCCTCATACTGCTGTTCTTCCACAACAATCCGGTACGGAACATTGATAATGTCAAGATACCGTGGCGTGAAAGCAGACTTTGCCCGCGACTTTGACGGGATATATATCGGGAACTCAGGCTGGGTTATCAACGACATAGTGTTCGTGTTGGGTAGATCCCACAAGACCATCTGACTCCGGCCACCAAAACGATTTCTTCGCGCCGATATCTAATAGCTCAAAGAACTTGTTTTTTGCATCCTCGTCAGGGAAATGTACCGTACAGTTGAACGGCGAGGTCGCATCATTCTGCTCATACTCAGGCATCCCCGTCCACTCGGCTAACGCATCCACCGACTTACCAGAGTTGGTCCCGTCCATCGTGGCAATCTTCGCAATCTCAGCCTCAGAGAAACCGAGCGCATCAAACTCAAACTCCGCAATCTCTAGCGAAGCAAGTTGTGCCTGCAATACCGTGGGGTCAAACTCAGAGAGATCCGCAGACCTGTTGTCCGCGATAGCGTAGGCGCGAATCATATCCTCTGTCCAGTCAGCTGGTGCCTTCACCACGGCAACCTTGTCCCACCCAAGCTCTGTCGCAGCAAGTAATGTACCGTTCCCGGCAATCACCGTCTTATCGCTTGTGACCACGATAGGTTTGCGCTGACCAAACTTCTCTAGGCTTGCCCGCAACACAGCTCGATTCTCCGGCGGGTGGATCCTTGCGTTCTCGTCATCGAACCTTAGCTCGGAAACTGAGACCATCTCTATTTTCACTAGATCCTCCTGGGTTGTGGGCGTACCCAACATATAGATTGTTAGCGTACACAACTAGATTGTTAGCGTACATAACATATAGTATCGCGCCTAGCCCAAAAACGCGATTTTTGCGCCTTTTTATTTCCGCC